ATCACTATGCTTGTAATTCCCGATAAACGTAAGATCATCATTAACAGCAGCGAGAATGACACCATATCGCACTATATTCCGCACGCCCGAAAGTTTGACCATAATGGGGATAGCTTGCTTGCTATGCCTTACGGTGTTGATGAGTCTCTTGTTCTCCGTAACCTTGGTTTTAGCGTGCCTGCACCTATTCTGGCGTATTACGATTGGCCGGGTCGTTTCCAGCCGATGGATCACCAGAAAGAAACGGCTGCATTCCTGACCTCCCACAAGCGGGCCCTGTGTCTAAACGCACCGGGCACAGGCAAATCGGTTAGTTCGTTGTGGGCTGCAGACTTCCTGTTGAGTGAAGGCGTAGCCAAGAAGGTACTGATCGTCGCCCCGCTGTCTACCGTGACGGTGGTGTGGGGCCGGGAGTTGAAGCATCACTTCCCACATAGAAACTTTGTCGTATGTGTGGGCAGCAAGGAGAAGCGGCACCGGCTGCTGGAGCAACCGGGTGTGCAGTATGTGGTGATTAACCACGACGGGTTTACTACGATGCAGCATGCGCTGGATGACTTCGATGTGGTGATCTATGACGAAGCCACGGCACTGAAGTCGCCCAGTTCGTTGCGCTATAAAGTGTTCTCGAAGTGGGTCAGCGCACACCAGCCGTGGCTGTGGTTGTTGACGGGCACGCCGATCTCGCAGACACCGGCCGATGCATGGACGCTGGCGCGACTGGTGGACTCAGACAAGGCACCGAAGAGCTTTACCACGTTCAAGGATCTGGTAATGAAGAAGGTGTCCACGTTCCGGTGGGTGCCACGGGAAGATGCGCTGGAGACTTGCAAGAAGGTACTGCAGCCGTCGATACGTTTCTCGCTGGACGAATGCAAAGACTTGCCGCAAACCAACTTCGTCGGCCGCAAGACCGAGTTGACCAAGCAGCAGCAGAAGGCGTTCAAGGACATGCAGGAGAAGGCGTTCACCGTGTTCTCGCAAGGCGAAGTCGCTGCGCCGAATGCAGCGGTGATGCTGTCGAAGCTATTGCAAATTAGCTGCGGCGTGGTGTATGGTGATACTGGCTCAATTGCCATTGACGCGACCGAGCGATATAATACGCTTACTGAATTACTTGACGAGATCGGCGACAAGGCGATCATCTTCGTGCCACTGAAGGGCGTGCAACTGTGGCTGCAGGAGAAGCTGATTGCTGATGGGTACGATGTCGCGATGGTCAACGGTGACACGAGCAAGGCAGAGCGCAATCAGATATTTAGTGACTTTCAGCACACAGATAAACCCAAGATATTACTGGCACACCCGAAAGTAGCAGCACACGGTTTAACGTTAACGCGGGCCCGAGACATTATCTGGTACGCACCGATTTATTCACTTGAGCAGTACGAACAGGCGAACGCGCGTATACGTCGCTTGAACACCACAGGCAAGACTACGGTGTGGCATATATACGCAACCAGCTTCGAGGCAGAGTTGTATCGCAGGCTGCGTACGAAGCAGAACACACTGGCGGAGTTTCTGGCGCTGGTGCAAGGCATCAACAGTGACGATTAAAAAACCAGTCCGTAAAAACAAAAAGGAAAAACCGATGAACTATGAACAGGCGGCTGAACGCTACCTGCAGGTACGCGCAGCCATAGAAAAGCTCGAACGCGAATTCAAGGCAGAGAAGGCAATTCTGATGCAGAAGCAGGTTGCTCTCGAAAACTGGTTTACTGCGAAGGCACAGGAAGATGGACTTGACTCCATCAAGACCCATCTCGGGACGGGTTACTGGTCAACGCACCACACGGCGACGGTTGCGTCACGTGAAGATTTCTTTGCGCATTGCAGGGAAACAGAGGCATGGGACATGGTGGAAGCCCGTGCATCGAAGTTGGCGGTGAAGAGTTATATCGAAGCGCATGGCGCGCCGCCGCCGGGGATTAACTTCTCATCCACTAAAGTGTTTAACTTCCGCAAAACTCAAAACAAGGAGTAGTCATAATGGCTAATATCGCAACCGTACCCGCCCACATTGCAGCCCGTATTGCAGCGCGCCAGCAGTCGGGTGCTAAAAGCTCAGTCGCCGCTGCCGTTGTCAGCGAAGGCCCGAACATTCCGCGTATCAGCATTCGTGCTGGCCGCTATCGTCTGGTCGAAGACGGCGTGGAAACGACCGTCGGCGTGAATCTGGATGTGATCATCGTCGGTGCCAACCCGCGCATCTCGAAGGTGTTCTACGGCAAGGCGTTCGATGCGTCGGCTACCGATGTGCGGCCGGATTGCTGGTCGAATGATGGACTGAAACCGGATGCGTCGGTCGAGCGCCCGGTACACACAAGCTGCGCAGATTGTCCGAACAATGTACTAGGTTCCAAGATCCTGCCGTCGGGTGCGAAGTCCAAGCAGTGCGCTGACCAGCGTCATCTGGCCGTGGTGCCGGCGGCGGATCCGTCGAAGGTCTACAGCCTGACGGTGCCGGTGTCGGGCATGAAGGCGCTGCGTGAATACTTCAAGGAACTGGGCAACTACGGTGTCGGCCCGGAAGAAGCGATCACTGAACTGGGCTTTGATGACGCAGCAAGCTTCCCGAAGATCACCTTCAAGCAGAAGGGTTATGTACCGGAGAAAGCTATCTCCCGCGTAGATACTCTGCTGGGTAGTGATCAGGTGAAGGTTGCGACACGGCAACTGTCGATGTCTGCAGGGCCGGCACTGGCAGCGCCTGCTAAACCGGTCGCTGCTATCCAAGCACCACAAGCCCCGGCAGTGGACGATGCGTATGAAGACGAATCAACACAGGTCGATACTACAAAAAAGGCAACGAAAGAAAAGCCGGCAGTTAACCCAGTAAAAGCGTCGGATGAACTGTCCGCAAAACTCGACAGCCTGTTTGATGAGTAATAGAATTAATCGATAAGGTGCCCCGCCTCGGCGGGGTTTTTTGTCTGGGGCTTAATAACAATGAATACAAAAGCTTTTCTGTCTCGCATATTCGCTCACCGTGATGAACTCGTAATAGCTACATGGAAACCTGACCCTAGCGGTAAAGTACCGCGTGGGTTTTTCTGGAACCGTGGCTCATTTGCTGACCTTGATGATGCAGTCGCTGCGATTGCGCAATGGGATGCTGAACCGGATACCACCGTGTATTTTTCGGTGGGGTCGATGGCAAACCATGCGTACCTGAGTGAAGCAGGCAAGCAACGTTGGCATCGTCGGCAGGAAGATGCGACATGGTTCAAGACGCTGGCGTTGGATTTGGATATCGGCCCAGACAAGCCGTATGCCGACAAGAAAGAAGGCTGGATTGCGCTCAAGGATGCGCTAGAGAAGATCGGCTTTCCCCTGCCCATGGCAGTATCATCAGGCAACGGTATTCACTGCTACTGGCCGCTGACGGCACCGATTACTGCAGCAGTGTGGACACGTATGTCTGTCGCGCTGCGGCTGGCCTTGCAAGACCACAATGTCGTTATCGACTTCTCGAAGATCCATGACTCTTCGATGGTGCTGCGCCCGGTGGGTACACATCATAAGAAGCAGCAGCCGTGGAAGTTGGTCGAGGTCAAGCGCGACTGCCCGGACTTTGATCCGGTGGATCTGGCAATGCTGTTGAAGCCGTGGGCGAACAAGGCAGTAAAACAAACCAGATCCGGCAGTGCGGGCAAACCGCAGTCTGCGATTATGTCGGCGGTGCTGAATTCAAATGACATCGATATTCAGGTTGTTGGTCAGCACTGCAAACAGATTAAAGCGTTGCTGGATACGGGCGGCGTATACGATGCAGCAGGTAATCCGGTGGAAGAACCGCTGTGGCGTGCTTCTCTACCAATGGCAAAGCACAGCAAGGATCCACATCAGGCGATTATCTGGCTTGCTGGCAAGCATCCTGATTTTGATATGGATGCCAATCTGGAGAAGATGGCAGCGTACAAGGGCACTGGCCCGACCACGTGTGCGCACTTCGAACAGTTGTGCCCGAAGGGTTGTGAGGGCTGTCCGTACAAAGGCAAGATCACCAGCCCTGCGCAGTTGTCATCGTCGGCTACGACCACGGTGGAAGATGCCGAGACTGGCGAGATATTGGAAGTCATCCTGCCGACACCTTATGTAGAGAAGGACGGCCGCATCTTCAAGGAAGTGAAGGTCGAGACTGAAACGACAGATGCCAACGGCAATACAGTCACGGTCGAGTCAGTTGAGTGGGATCTAGTGTCACCGTACCTGATGCATATCACGGGCTTGTACAAGGATCCGCAGTCGGGCAAGTCAACGTTCCGGTTAGCGATCAAGTACCCGATGACAGGCTGGCAGGAAGAAGACCACGATGTGGGAGTCATCGCAGCAATCGGCAAGGAGTTCTCAACCTTCCTGTTAGACAGACAGGTATTCGGCATCAAAGGGGCGGGTCAGCAAGAAAAGCTACGGGGTTACTTAATGGACTATCTGACACTAGTGCAATCGCAAGCACCGACTGGCATTGATTACGTGGAGTTCGGTTGGCAGGACGATGGGTCGTTCCTGTGCGGCGAGAACGTCATCAATTCGCCCACCGGGCATACAGCACGCCGCCTGCGCGGAGCCGCAGAGCGGTATGGCGAGATCGTCAAGGCGCATGGCAGCCGTGACCAGTGGATTGAAGCGATGTGGATGTTGAACAACCCGGGCACGCAGACCATTCGTTCGGCAATCTTGCTGGCGCTGGCGGGTCTGCTGGGCCGGGAATCGGGCAATGCAACGCTGTTGGTGTCGATCTATTCGACCGAGACTACGACCGGTAAGACACTTTCGCTGATGGCAGCCAACAGCCTGATCGGCACACCGCGCGATCTGTTCATGACGGCACAGGATACGGCCAACGCACTGTACAAGGTGCGGGGTGTGCTGAACAGTTTGCCTTGCACGATTGACGAATTGACTACGCTAGAAGACGAAGCGATGTCGGAGATGGCGTACTACCTGACGCTCGGCCGGGAAAAGATTGCGATGAACAAGAACCGCGATCTACGTGAGCCGGTGACTTGGGATGGGCCGACACTGATCACAACCAACTTCTCGCTCCATCAGAAGTTCGAGAACTACCAGAGCAATAATGAGCCGCTGAAGGTTCGCGTGCTGGAGTTGCAGCAGCATGACCGCACGTTCGTTAAGCCTGATGCGACCGGGTATAGCCATGGCTATCTGTTCTTTGATCTTATCGCGAAGAACAACGGGTGGGCGTATCCGGAGCTTGTGCAGGCAGTCATCGACCACGGCGGCACCGAGGCGCTGTACAAAAAAGGCTGTGAGGCGTTTGCCAAGAAGTTCAATTTCTTGTTCGAGGCGCAGGAGCGTTTCTATCGTGCCGGGATTATCAATGGCTGGATCGTTGGCAAGCTGGGCCAGAAGCTGGGTCTGCTGCCCTTCGATGTGGATGAGACTATTCAGTACCTGATCGACCATGTGAAGAAGTTCCGCAAAGACAGCGATGATAACCGCAAGGATGTGTTCGATATCGTGGGCCAGTTCCTGCAAGAACATAACGACCAGATCATCGAGGTTATCGAGGCGTATGGCTCGAACAAGGAACAGGTGCAGTTGCCGGCACCGGAGCGGGCGGTTGCCCGGTTGAAGATTGTCAACGACCAGAACAACCCGGTGTTGCCGGGCAGCCAACTGGCGATCAATCAGACGGCGTTCAAGAAGTGGCTGGCAAGGTCGCGGGATAACCTTGACCGGATTGAGCGGGAACTGCAGGACAGCAACGCCTTGATTTCCGCAAAGGATCGAATTACCATGTTTAAAGGCTGCCAGAATCGCAATCCGGGGCAAGCCCACTGCATCATTATCAATGTGAACCACCCGCGATTCGCGGATGCGATCAAGAGCACAACAGCCAAACTGCAGAGTGCGGTGTCGCTGGCAGTGTTGCAAGGTGGGGCAAGCTAGGGAGCGCGGTATGGCACGCAACTACAAAGCAGAGTACGAGAACTACCAAGGCTCGGCAGAGCAGATCAAGAAGCGCGCGATGCGCAACGCCGCACGCCGCGAGATGGAAAAGAAGGGGCTGGTGCATAAGGGCGACGGCAAGGATGTAGACCACAAGACACCGCTAGCAAAGGGCGGTGGCAACGGCAAGGGCAACCTGCGGGTGGTATCTGCGTCAGCGAACCGGTCGTTCCCCCGCACCAAAGGGGCAAAGATGAAGTAAGCAGCGGTTTAGCTTTTCGAGTGGAGCGAAAGCGACTTGGCCCGGGGAAACCCGGGCCTTTTTTACTTCTTGGCTTTTTTCGTAGCCTGCTTGCCACCATACATCGGCGGCGGCACGGCGGTCATCTGCTTCTGCTTACCAGCAGCGGCCATCATTTTCTTTTCTGCAGCAATGTGCTTAGCGGTGCGCTCACCGCGCTTCGGCAAACCTTTCATGCTTCACTCCTTTCTGGTTGGGTTAACACTTCCATGCGCGCAACGATTTGTTGATGCGCGAGTTTGGATCTTTGGCGGTCTTTTCAGAAGTCAGTTTTTTCTTCATCCCTTCCATCCGGGCGCAGAAAGAGTCGCGGCGTTTGCCGCCTTCTGGCTGGGGCGGTTTTAGGTTGCCGCCCGTCGCTTTGTTGTAAGAGGCGCGGCCTTTGGCGTTGAGTCCACCGTTCGGGTTTTGGCCTTCCTTGCGTTGCCATGCTGGTGTCTTAGCCATTATTTTTTCCTCGCTGCCCGCATGTTATCGACAAGGTTCGGGTACGGGCGACCGGCAGCTTTTGCTGCCCGCTTGGCGCTGCTTTTCTGCTCGGCCGTCATGGGCTTGGATTTGCCTAGCCCCTTGGGGCGCGGCTTATCCCATACTGGGGTCTTTGCCATCACTCATCCTCCTCTTCGTCTAGCCCTTGCAGTTCATCCAGCCGCTTTTGCATGCGGCGCTCCAGATCATCCAGTTCCTTGTCCAGCACCTCGTAATCCGGCGTGCCATCGTCCAGAGCTTCGCGCTCGGCTCGGCGCATGGCGGACTTGAACTCGCGTTCGATCTTCTTGATCTGCAGATCCTGAATCGCCAGCGATTCTTCGACGTTGTACTCCTGAATCTTTAGACCGCCGAGGGTACGTGCCAGCAGGTAGCCCGGGCTCTTGGTGATGCCGGTGATGCCTTGTTCACCCGTCATAACTTCTTGGGCCGCTGTCATGTTGCGCGAGTTGACCACAGGCGGGCTGATGATGTCGTAGCCGAACTTGGCTGCGTTCCATGCTTTCTGCAAGCCGGTGTCGGTCGGCTGGTGGATGGGCTTGCCAGTGTACGGATCCACGCCGCCGAGGAAGCCAATCGCTGCCGAGATGAACGGGCCCCCCGGAGTCACTACACCCGGGATCCAGTTCTGGCCGAAGATACCGTTGGGCAGGCCCTTGGTCATTGACATGAACGGCACGTAGTCGCCCAGCTTGTAGTACACCGGGTTTTCCGAGTCGCCCAAGAACGGGATGCGGATATACATGTTCGGGCCGAAGTTGCCGAAGAACACGCGCTCACGCATTTGCTCGGGCAGTGCCTTGCGGGTTTCATCGTCATCGTCGCCGGCCATTGATGCCAGCGCCACATCCAGCAGGTAGTAAGCTGCAAGAATGTTGGCGATCTTCCACGGCTGGTGCAGGGCGATGCGTGACAGTACCGGGGTGACAGCGTAGGCCCATGACACGAACGGCATCACCGACTGGCGCAGCACACGCACAGCTTTCGAGTCGATGTCGTAGTCGAGGAACGCGTAGCGGGCAAACGCGCCAGCCTTGCGAAGCTGCTCGGTGGTGGCAGACTTGGTGCCTTCGGCGTTTTGCAAGTCGCCTGCTTTGGTCAGGAACGCTGCCAGACGGAAGACGTTATCCTCGGCGGCGTACACCTGCATGGCAAAGCGGTCAGCTTCTTCGGCTAGCTTCCCAGCCTGCTGCACCAGCTTTTGCGACTTGATCTTCTCGTAGTTGGTAAACGCGGCGAGGCGCTTCATCAGCGTCATGTCGTTACCCACGGCCATGTTCTCGCGCCATGCTTCGTAGAGGGCTTGCTTGACCTCGGCACTGGAATAGTCGCCCAGCATGGCACCCGAGTTCATGAACGAAGACATCATCTGCAGTTCTTGCGCGTTCAGCTTGCCCGGCGCTGCTTCATACAGGGCGAGGATCTTCGCTGCACGGCCGATGGTTGCCATCGGGATGTCATGCATCATCGCCAGCGTGATGTTCGAAGCCACGTTGGTTACGTGGGTGCCGGGGTTGAACACCGTCTTCGATTTCTTAAACCAGCGCATCGCATTGTTATATGCACGCCAGTTCACCAGCGGCTGCCGATCCGACATGTCAACCATGGCCGTCCACACCGGGCCCGACACATATTTGCCTGCCAGTGCGCCGTAGTTGTTTTCGCCTTTGCCTTTAGATTCCGGCAGCTTGACCCATGTGCCAGACCGACGATACAGGCCCCGGATCTCCCCCGAACGCGCTTCATTGGCTGATACCGCCAGCACGTTTGTTTCGTTAACAACTTGGCCGGTAGCTTTCTGGATGTCTTCGAGGCTGTCGAACACCACCGATTGCTCAGTCGGCTTGCCGTTCTCATAGCCAAACTCAGCAAGGCCCTTGGCGAAGTTTTTACTGGCGTAGTTGTTGCCCAGTGCAGCCATCGTGTTGCGCAGGGCATTGGCTAGTTCATCAGCCTTCTTCTCATCCAGCGCCTGCTTGGCGGTCATGCTGGTGGTGAACTTGAACGCGCCGCCTTTGGGCTTGCCGGTGAACCACCACTCACGTGTGTTATCCACTGTGTAGCCCACCGGGTCTTTACCCATTTGGTCGAACACTTCTTTCGACATGAAGCCGGCGACTTCGGGGCCAGCACCGGGCTTTAGGCCCACCTTCTTGTAGACCATGTAGAAGCGGCCATCCATCTTCAGGTCGCCGTTGCTGTCCTTGAGAAGCCAGTCCTTGAAGCCGTCGAGCGTAGTCTCGTTGCGATGTTGCAGGCCCAGCACGTTTTTCAGCCCACGCACACCGAACGTACCAGTAGCAACTTCTTTGGCGCGGTTTGCGAACAGCAGCGTTTCGGAGAACTTGCGGCCCCGGAAGAAGCGTTGCTCACTGCTGGGCAGCGCGGTGATGTACGCGTCAAACCACTGCTTAACGTTGTCGGCCAGTTGCTTCATCTTGGCCTGATCTTCGAGCGGCAGTTTGCCCAGTGCAGCAGCGTTACCATCCATGTAGTCCATCAGGGCACGAACTTGCTCACCCGGTCGGCGCTCGACAAAATTTGCCAGCACTTCCATCTGCTGATAGCCAGCGTTTTTCTCGAACTTGTACTCATCGAAAAATGCTTTCGTGCCCTTACCCGCGCTGAACTGCGAGTTGATATAGATGAGCATGCGCTCAAGGGTCGGCATCTCCTTGCGGATGTAGGCGGCGACTTTCTCGGTTGCTTCGTTGAACTTCGGCGTGACGTTCTTGTTCCAGCCGATTGCATCGAACAGTATTTTGGTGCTGAGTGCCGCCGGGGCGACCCGCTTGGTGAAGCCGCGATAGTCTTCGGCCGTCACACCGGCAGCTTGTTGGGTGGACTTGTTCGACTGTACCGCTGCTTCAAGCACCTTGCCCTTGTTCTCTAGGCGTTTCTGGGTGCGCGACCGCTCCAGCAGATCCATCGACGCGTTCAGCACATCGGAAGCCAGCGACGGTTTGCCCAGCATGCGACCGATCACGTTCTTAATACCACGCCAGATGCCCTTGGCTGCGGTCAGGAACGGCGAAGTGTCCTCGGTGGACTCCAGTTTCTGCAGGGCCCGGCGGAAGTCGTTCAGGGTCGCGGTATACGACACCAGTTCCAGCACTGCGTCGAGCTTGCGGTTCTTGCCGACCAACTGCTTCAGTACATTCTGAACAGCCAGCGCATCCCCGGTCAGCCCTTCGATCTGCAGGGCGCGATCCAGCGAACGTTCCAGCATTTTGACCGCCGGGTCGTTCGGGTTCTGGTAGACAAACCACTGGGTTGCCGCGTGCAGCGTTTCATGCAGCACCACTTCGGCCGACTGCTCACCACGGTTGATGTAGATGGTGTTGGTCTTCGGGTCGTAGCGAGAGCCGCCTTTGTCCACGAACGAGACGCGCGGGGTGTTGCCGGATTCGATCAGTGCGTCTTGCAGGGCGACAGCCAGCGTCTTGCCGAACGGCGTGGTGTTAAATGTCAGGTACTGCAGTACGCCGAGGATGCCGGTGTACTTGTCCTTGCCGGTGCTGCGCGGGCCCTTGTAGCCTTCCTTGGCAGCCTTTTCTAGCGCCGAGGTAGTGTTGCCGGCTTCTTGTTGCTCGTTTGCGTTGCGGATCTGCTGGCCGCTAACATCAGCGGTATCGATCTCTTCGCCCATGAACACTTCACGCTTGGCAGCGGCCCAGCCCGAGGACAGCGCAACGTCAATCGACTGCAGCGTGGCTAGCGTCTTTTTGCTGGTCTTGCCCGGCTTAGCTAGCTTGCGCTGCACTGCATCTTTCACCACCCGCACAATCGCCTCAACATCCTTGGCGTTGTTGTCCACGTTCTGGCCGGCGGCGAACAGGGCGTTGCTGGCTTCCTTCAGGCGCTTTTCCAGCGCGGTCATGTTGGTTTCGGTGCTCTTGGCGCTGCCGCGCTTTAAGGCGCTGCGCAGGTTTGTGCCCGAGTTGGTAGCCGCATCGATGGCATCGATGAAGTTTCGCAGAGCCTTGACCAGTCGCTGGTCTTTGGCCGGCATGCCTTTGGTTTTCTTTTCGCCTTTGCTCAGCAGCGCGTCACGAATAGCAAGGATGCGCTTGGAACCCAGCATGGGACGGCCACCGACCTTGATGCCTTTGGCACCCTGCACCTGCGCGCCGAGTTCTTCCTTCTCCACCTCGTCCATGATCTGCTTGGCACGGGCATCGTCCAGTTCACGATCTGCCAGTTCGAGGTCTTCTTCGAGGCTGTCAGCCAGCGAGGGAGTGGTTGCTTCGGCGGTTTCGGCGGCTTCTGCAGCGGGGGCTGCAGCTTTCTTTGTAGCTTTCTTCGTCGTTGCAGTGGCTGCCGGGGCAGCCGGTGTTGCCGTAGAAGAAGCACCGGGCGGAGTGGTCACGCCCGGCGAAACAGCGCCGGGGGCGCTGGAGGAGACAACCGGTAGCCCTGCTGACGGTATGCCCTGCGGGCCAGCAAGTGCAAGTCGTTGTGCCTCTGTAAGTCTGCTTGACACACCACGTGGCCCGGACTGTTCGTCCAGCGGCATTCTGGGCGTAGCTCCTGCAGCCATTAGCTGCGCGTCTGTCAGTGTGGTATCAGTAGTGGTGGCTTCGGCCGTGTTCATTGCGGCCGGGCCCTGTGCAAACAGCCCACGGCGAGAGCCTTCTTCCAGACCAGTTGATACCGGGAAGCGCCATACCTGCGGGTTGTCCGGGTCGTTGGCGAACGCGCGCAGCGAAGCCAGCGTGGTGCGGTAGTCGGTGTTGTCCTGTCCGTTCAGCAGATCGGTCGGGGTGCTTTGCAGGGTTTCTTCTTCCGCTTGCAGGAGCGGCTGGACGAATGCGTCGAATTCAGCACGGGCGGCTTCGGGCCCGTCGATGCCAGCTTGTACCCGGCGAATGAAGTCGGCTGCCATCATGCGATCAACCGGGCTGGCGGTTGTATCATCGCGCACCGCAGTCATTTGTTGCAGTTCGGCTTGTGTGTACGAATCTGCCGGGCGGCGCAGGGCGGCGATGGTGCCAACGAGGGAACCGCTCAAGCCACCGATAACTGCGTCACCTCCGGTGTTTTCCATGATCGGGCGACCGGTGCCGACGTTGGTCGCCATGCGCTCCATGACCGACTGCGGAGCTTCTTCGAGGAAGCCTTCGCCAACCAGCCCACGTCCGACGCGGCCATACCATGTACCAGCGTCTTGCAGGATGTCAGCGGCCTCGCCACGCATCAAACTACGGGCGATCATTGTGTCGATGTCGCTGTTGCCCAGCATGCGACCACTCAAACGGCTAACCAGCGCACCACCAGCACCAGCGGCCAGCGCCGGCAAGCGCGAAGAAACGTCCGGATTTTGTTGGGCAATATCAGACGCTACACCGCCAGCGATCACAGCACCTTCGCCCAGAGCGGCAGAAGTACCAGTGCCGACTTTGAGGCCCATGGCCCCCGCGCCTAGTTTTATTCCCTTGCCAGCATAGCCACCTGCAAACATCGACGGGATGGAGCCCACCACGGTCGGCAGCAGTTGATACGGGTTGTCAGCTACATAGCCCAGCGCCGCGCCGGCTTGGTCGAGGAAACCTTCTTCTTTGCGCAGCCGCTCACCTAGTTCGCGCTCTTTACGTTGCTGGTAATCCGATAGCAGGTTCGTTTCGAGATAGTCGCCAGCTTTGTTTAACCAGCCAGAAACTGGGTCGGCAACTTCGTTGACACCCGGCACCATGGAACCAAGCCCCACCAGCCCACCAGCGGCTTTCGGCACCCCCGCAGCAAACTTCACCCCCAGATCGGCAGCGGAACGGAAGAAGCCCGGGCCTTCGTCGCTTGGCGGCAGTTCTTCCGGTAGCGGGAGGGCATACTTGCTGCGGCGCGGGACAGGTTTTTCCCACGGCGCACGCTCAAGGCGTATCGGAATGTTTGGGTCGTTGCTTACTTGGCGAAACGGATTAGGAGCCGTATCGATGTTAGCCGTAGCTTCTCCGTTGCGCGTACGTGCTATGTCACGACGGAGAGAATCCGCCAGTACGCGATCACCCGAGCGTTCAGCCGCAGCGAGTTCTTCTCGCAAAATGCGTTTGCGTTCTTCGTCCCGAGCAAGCTGCTCTTCAGGTGCAATCTGGAAACTAGGAGTAGGCGCTGCATCCCACGGCGCACGCTCAAGACGGATTGGCTTCATAGAAAAACCTGTTAGTTATTGCCGATAAGTCCACGTACTCTTTTGCGTTCTTCTGCTTCGTACCGTGCGCGGCTTGCTTCTTCGTTTTCTTTTCTGCGTGCGGCGGTTTCGGCAGCATCTCTGTCTTTAACGAACTTCGCCACTTCCGGAGTGTATTGCATACGCTTGCCTTCGCTCATTTCGCGCCGCTGCTTCTCGTACTCTTTCTGTAGCTCTGCGCTGCTTACAGTTGTAGTGGGCTTGTCGTTGGCTTTAGGCTCGGCTTTAGGCGCTGCTTTAGGCTCTCCCTTAACTTCCACGAAACCATCACGCCCTTTTTTCGGGTCACCGGTATATTCGTATCTTGTGTAGCCGCCTTTGCCATCGGGCACATCGTAAACCTGCCCGACCTTATACTTCGGTTGTTCGGCACCCAGCCCCCCGCCACCGCCGCTACGGCTACCGCGTGCGGCTTTGATTTCGCCGTCGAGGTCATCAATTGCCAATTGCAGGTCGTTGCGCTGGGTTACGAGCGCCTTATATTCGGGGCTGTTCTTGTTGCGGATCTCTGCAATCTGTCGATCAATTGCATCGCGATCACGCACCAGCCCACCACGCTCCGTTACCAGCGCGCGATACATTGCGGTGTTATTGCCACTGCCCAGCCCACGGGCACCGCCGCTACGGGCGTACTCAGCACGACCATCGTAGTAATCGGTTTGGGCACGGGTCAGGTCATTCTTTAGCAGCGTCTGCGCGATGTTGCCCGGGTTAGTCAGAAACGAATACGCCAGATCCATCGCTTCAGCCGAGTTGCCGACTTCAGGCAACGAGTTAATCACGCGGCCGGCTTTGCCCCCTTCAAGGGTTTCTACGATGTCCAGAATCACCCCACCGTTCGGGCCGGGGCGCTGCACCATGTGGCTTGTCGGGTCGTAGTCCTTGTCATCCAGCGTCATCTTCAGGAACGTGTCAAGGTTGCCTCGCGATTGCATGAAGGCGCGTTTGACTCCGTTACCCATCATGGTTAGCTGCGTGTTATCTACACCAGCGTAGTCAGCCACAATCTGGTTTAGCGACTTGGGCGATACACCGAACTGTCCTGCGAGTTCTTGCAGGTTGCCACGCAGCAGTGACGGATCTTTGGCAATCGCATCAGTCATCGCGATAACGGCTTCGGCATCTTTCTCGCCGCGCTCCAGTGTCTTCAACTGGATGTTCTTGATCTTCTGCCCAAGCTCGAACTCTTTTGCGGCACGCTCTTCTTGTGCAGCGGCAGTGCGCATCTGCTCGGCTTTGATCGGGTCTTCGCGGGCAATGATGTCGGCGTAGCGGTTAATCAGCCCAGCACGCTGCATGGCAGGCGTGAATTCGCCTTCGTAAGTTTTACCCAGATACGAGGTGACTGCTGGGTTGAAGCTTTGTGCTTCACCCAGTTGGCGGGTTAGCGCGCCATAAGCGGCAGTGTTTTCCGGAGCTACGCGAGTAGCTGCCAGATCAGCGGAAAAGTTGCCTTCACCAACCGACAAGCCGCGCTCTGCCGGGGCATAGCGGACAGGAACACCTTCGCCGTAAGCAACACCTTGTCCCAGTTTGCCGCCGCCCAGCCCTTCCGGCACTTGGTAGTATTCGGCATCTGGGGCGCGGGGCGCGGGCATACGACCAAAGTCTGGCGTGTACTCGCCGCGAAGCGGGCCTTGAGCGTAGGTGATAGGCCGCACCTTATACTCGGTCGAGCCGGGGTCGATGCTGATGTCATACATCTTGCGACCTTCAGCGTCGGTCATCTCGCTGTACTTACGAAGCGCATCACCCTGTTCAGCGGTATACTGCTTGAACGGCTTGTCTTTCTGCGCTTCTTCGAACAGGCGGCGGCGTTCCGCGTCCCGGTAGGTGTCAATCCACTGCTTCGACATGTCGGTTCCGGCGCGGAACCCTGCAGCCCATCCCATAGTTACACCTCTTCCATTTCCATGCCGAGCATGGCGTAGTTGACCGCCTTGATGCCGTCATGCATCGTTTCAACAGCGTCCGGATAAACCTTCTCAACGTCTTGCGCCATCACGCCGCGATAGCGTTTGTCGGGGATGTGCGTATAGTTGAACTCGTAGATCGGGAGTCCAGTGCGGAAGTGAGTGCCGACGCGTGTGATGTTTTCTTTCACGCGGATGTCAGATTTAATAGCCGCCGCTCCAAGGTTGCCGCCAGCGCCAAGGATTGCGCCGTACATCTCGCCCTGCGCGTTCATCGCGTTGTTGTACACATTCGCTTGGGTGCCGAGGATGTTATTCAAGCCTTGCATCTGCAAACCGAACCCTTGGCCCATTGTGTTGCCTGCGGCGCTCATGCCTTGCATAAACTGGTTGCCCGGGGCCATGTACGAATTGCCTGCAGCCGTGCCCGCGCCCACTGCGCCACCATAGGCTGCCGTCGATGCGCCTGAGAGCCCACGACCCAGTCCGGTTGCATCCAGCATCCGGGCGTAACCCATCTGTTCGGCTTGTTGGCGGGTGCCTGTCATTGCCCCGGCGCGTTGCGCGGCAAGGGCCAGATTGGCTTGGTTCTGCATCGACGCAAAGCGACCCGAGTTCGGGTTGATGCCCATGCCGGCCATCGCACGCTGAGATGCTTGCTGGGTCTGGGTGAACGCGCGGCCTGCGTCAGCAGCGGCTTTGGCAGCGAGTTGGTTGCGGTACGCTTCGGTGTTGAAGTTCTCGGCACGGCTAACAAGCTGGCGCTCCAGCGGCCGGAACGTGGACTGCATGTAATCGTAGTAGTCCTGTGCCTGCTGCATCTGTTGCTGCTGGGCGGCTTGCTGCTGTTCGGCGATACCCCGCAGGAGCGGAGCCATGTCGCCGTACTGCTGGCGGGCAAAAGCGAGTTGTTCGCGGCCCAGCGCACCCATCGTGCGGGCTGCTTCTTTGCTGGCTGCGGCCAGCGGGCCGTAATTTGGTGCCGGTGCTGATTTGCCACCCATATCAGTTTCCTTTCGGTAGCCACGGGCACTTGTCCGCCCGCATGACTAGCCCCACTAAGTCCGCATTAATCGCGGCATCTTTCATTATGAATTCGATTTCAAACCCCAGCCGCATATCGAATTTTATAATATGTTCTTCGTTCGATGGGACTAAACCGGTTATTCGATTAAGTCCAAGCTGATTAAAACAATAATCGCAAACGACCATGAATAATCGGTACAGCGTTTTATTTGGCTTGTCGATAGCAATATGACAAAATGCGTTGGCTCCGTTAATCTGGTGGATCACCACCCCGGCCACGATTTGCCCGTGCATTTCAACGCCAAACGCCTGATACCCTTCCCACGGCACGCGTTGTGACACCCGGCCAGCTACCCAGTCGGCAACGCGTTCTCTGTCATTTAAAACGAGTTCAGCCATGCGGGGTGTATAACATAGCGTTAATAGGCTGTAAAGGTCACGCCGGGGGCACCGGCCATATTACGTCCAACGGAAAACCGGATTGCTTGGTTATGTCGCGCAGGGCTTGCCGATAAGTCTGCCACTGGTTGTACAGATCGTCGCCGAGCCGAGCCTTGGCCGACAGGGTGTCTGTCCAGTCGGAGTCGATCAAAAGTTGCTCGCGCCGCTCGCGCGTGAACTCGGCGTAGAAGTCATATTTTCTTTGCGTGTCTTCTACCCACTGTCCGTTAACCCAGCTACAAAAACGGCTGGGGGGCGGATCACGCTGTGCAACAACATACACACCATCTTGTTGTTTGATGTAGTTAGTCCGCGTATCTGCTACGGTTCCTTCTATATAGTCTTGCCCCGGTGACAACTGCTGCTCAATCTGTTGTTGCGGGTCTAGATCGGATTTATAGAAATAGACAATCTCGCCATTGGCTGTGTCGAAAATAATGTAATCCATGTTATCTCCGATACAGAACTACGCTGATAATCGCCGAGTAAATATCGAGTAACGTAGAAGTGCTATTGTTCGAGTACACCACAGTAGAGGTATACGTCTGTCCTTGCGCAACCTGTGCTGCATAACCCCAGTTGAGGAAGTAGTCTGTATAAGAACCTGACCCCATAACACTACTGGCGGCGTTGATGACAATGTTTGCGGGGTTAAAGTTTCTGGCGTTAGGGCTAGTCGTGCCGCCCGTTCGGTTTGTTTCCAGTGTGATCAAAACCCGTCGCGTCGATCCGGCGTAGTTAGTGACGTTGACGTTAAAGCTAACCACCGCGATCAAGCTCGCAGAAGATAACCCGGGGATGGAAGGCACCGACCAGTTCAGTGTAAGAACCGGCTGGTCACTTACGTTGGTCGATAAACTCATCAGGCTGGGAAGTGCGATTGACTGTAACGAAGTAATCTCGCCCAGCAGCCGAGGAGCGAATGCCTGATCGGCAATATAGGTCGTTGCATTAGCCGAAGAAAACCCGCTGACCGTCGCCAGCGACCCCTGCCCCGCCACGGAAGCTGCCGTGTTGTTGGCCGTAACGTCACCAGCCAATACCCAGCCCGAGCCATTGAAGTAATAGGTCGAGTTGTTGCTGGTGTTAAACCACACATCGCCGGTCTGCGAAGTAGTGGGCGACGGCGCAGAACTCTGCCTGAACACCACGTTGCGCGTTGCATCGGCCGGGGGCTTGGTGCCGGTAATCACCGAGTAGTTAATGTCGCCCGACGCAATCGTCAGGATGTTCGAGGCGTTATAGACTTCCAGCGCCGAGCCAGTCCACTGAATGCGTGCACCAGCCGGGTTGCCCACCCGCCAGCGGTAGGTGCCTGACACATCCCCAGAAAAGAGGCCCGTGCCCGTGGCGTAAGCGGTGGCCGTGCCACCCAAAAGCGTACCCGTCACCGACAGCGCCGAGCCATCCCACGTTACTTGGTTGCCGCCCGGCGTGCCAACGCGAAACTTGTAGGTTGTTCCATCTAGCCCTGAGAACAAGCCAGTGCCGGTACTGTAGGCAGTGGCGTTGCCGCCGAAGATGCTGCCACGAATGACCGCTTGGGCGAATTCAGCACTGCCGTTGGCATTGATCCGCCAGCCAGAAACGCCGGTCGAATAGCTTTGTGACTCAATATACGAGCCCACCTGCATCGCGCCAGCAGTGATCTTTGTTGCACTGAGGTCGCTGATCTTGGCGTTGTCTACCGCGAGGTCTTGTATCTTCGCCCGGCTGATTGTCGCATCGGCAATCCACGCCTGTTTGATATACGTGCCGGCCGGCACCGTGACACCGTTGATAACAGTCGGATTATCGACTTGGAAGAACGGCGCAGGGCCCGTAGTGCCATACTCCTCCGACAGCACTTCAATCAGGTAGTCGGGGTCTTGGCTGGTCTGGCCGAGTGTGCCGGCAGTGGCGTTGAACGGGCCCGCCGTGTCGAGCTTGTTGACGAACCGAATCCAGTAGTAGCGGGTAGCTCCGGTGCCAAGGTTGTGCGAGAAGATGTTGCCATCGGTAGAGCCCACCAATTCTTTCAGGCTGAAATCATCGACGGGAGCCGCCCACACCTCGGTGTATGCATGTCCCAGATAATCAGGAGCGGCCCACTCAAGGATGACGGTGGCAAACGCACCGGTTGCAGTCAGCCCTCTGGGCAGGTTAGGTGTCTCAACTCCGTTCGGTGTCGGCTCGGTAATCGTGCCGTTGGGCGTAGTGCCGACAATGCCGCCGCGCTTCAACTCGCTTAGCGTGACGAACCGGTCTTCCCCGCCGCTACCCATGTACTCGCGTACACGGTCAAGGAAGTTGCGCAGATCCGCCGGGATCTGCGACACGATACGCGGCAGGCTACGCATTAGCCAGTTCCTCCATCGACTGCGCAACGGCTACCGAGAACACCTGCGATGTACCTTCCAACTGCACCTGCCAGTCGCGGCCGACTTTTACCGGCAAGCGGAACGGTGCGCGGCTGGTGACAGTAGCGGTGTAGTACGGCGTAGTCAGGTCATCACAGTAAAACTTAACCGTCAGCGGATAAGTCTCGGCTTCGATCTGGGCGCATGTAAAGCCCATCACTTGCGGCATCGTGAAGACCTTTGAGCGCCAGACATAATCCAGCATCGGGCCGTCGAGCCAGCGCCGTATCGACTTGTCATCGAACGTCAGGAACAACTGGTCGCGCTGCAGGTCGTTGTAGCCCGCGTTGGCGTAGATGTCATGGAAGATGAACTGCCCGGAGATCATGTCGTAGATGAAGCCGCCCTGCACCGTGCCTGTGTCGTAGAACGCCACATACTTCATGTCATGCTGGTAAGCATGGATCGATGACGGGTTAAGTTCCTGCCACTGCGCCCGAGTGAACATGTTCTCGGTGATCATCTGCGATCCACTCGAAGACAGCATGACCAGACCATCGGGGCTGGCAAAGAACACGCGGCCGCTGATGCCGACGATGCTGCGCTTGGATGCGCACGCCTGCTGGATGTCGGACTTGACCACCACCATCGAGTCCGGGTGTGAGCCTTGGATGAAGTACGGCACCCCGGTAGTCAGCGCCACCAGCGTAGTGTCCATGCGGCCCAGCCCAACGATGGGGTAGTCGAGCGTCTGCACATAGTCTTCCGGCCATGCATGCGGATAGAACGGCTGGCAGAAGTACACATCGCGACTGACAAAGCCGGCCATCATGCCGTTGGGCAGGTTGATCAAACCCTGCAGGGTGTTCGGCGGCGGGGCCCAGTTGGCAACGGCCATTTCCTCAGACAAATCGTCCGGGGCCTTGGTGTCGGTGTACTCGGTCTGGTTGGCCGGGATCTCATCAACGAACAGGTACACGCCGTTGACAGCGCGGTAAATGCGCCGCGCAGTGACTTGGTAGATCTTGTCCACGTAGTACACGCCAGAGACAAGAGATGCCTGCTGGAACTTACTCAATAGCACCGACTGCCCATTGAATACGTCCACTGCCAGCGACGGTGCGGCCGGGCCGCTCTCGAACTCGCGCTCTGCGACTTTGCTCACCCATGTATAAGTGTAGACACGTGTTTCAGCCACGCTGGCTTCGTTCTCCGAGCCGACTGCCGATAGCGTGAAGTAAGTGTTGTTCGAGGTGGTCGGGTACGTACCTGCACGCAAGCGCAGGCTGGAACCGGTGGTGGCGGTTGTCCGCAACATAATCGCGGAGTTATCGCTACTGATAGACTCGGCAAACACCCCCTCGGGTAGCGTAAAGAACAGCGATTGCGTGTCGTTGATTTTGGTAATTGTCTCGGTGCCGCCGACCGTCAGGGATACGTACTTGCCCTTGATGTAAGTATCGAACTCGGTTCTGGTCAGGAAGACATACGAATACGCAGATGCGCTGACATTACCGGCGGATTCTTTGGTCAATGTTTTTTCGTCCGCGTCGTACTTGTCCACGATGACGGCGATCTGGCCGCTGAATGCGCTGCCAATGGTCTTGCCGTAGTTGGTCGCGTTGGGCCGCAACACCACAGTCGTGCCTACTACTTCTACTGACAGGTTGCGTCCGGCAGTCTTCCAGTTCGCCTCGATGACGGCCTTCACATCGGCTGCGGAAGTAAACGGGGCGCTGCGCGTTATGTTGAGCAGTTCAGTCAACGTGGCAGACGTAGGCTGAGTAGTAAGGATGCGAAACCGCGTGAATTTTCCGGCAGGCAGATTGGAGCCAATAATCCCCCACTGGTCGGCCGTCATGAAGTAGATCGGGTTTTGCAGGCCAGAAGCGGTGTTGTTTTTGGTGGCATCGTCCCATGTATAGGTAAACGTACCGGTGGTGTTGTCCGTTGTGGCGGTGCTCTGGATGCCCCGGAAGATGATGCTGGCGTTGGGGCCGACGGCCGTGGTCTTGATTACCACCTGCAGAGTATCGACGGTAGCCGTCAACGCAAGCCCGGCAGCGTTAATCTGCGCGGCAACATAAGTGGCGCGGCTGGTGGCCGGCAGCGCCGACAAAGAAATCGTGGTGTAGTTTGTGCCGCCATCCAAGCTGATCTGGCAGCCGTTGGTGGTCAGGTTCGCCAGCGCAATTGCATCCAGCGTCAGTTCGGCCGCAAACTCTTCGGTGTTATCGAAGCTATTCGGTGTTGCGTCTAGCGGCGCTGTCGGATTCGGCACTCCCAGCGGGATGTTTCCAGCAGGGAATGGAGATGAAGCCAGTGCCAGCGAGTTGTAAGTCGCCTTCGGGATATCGTCGCCCGTGAAGAACGTCCACTCCACCGGGTCGCCAGCGATCTGCCCACGGCATACATCGACCTCACGATCCCACGCAAACCAATAACGTTCGTCGTTATCAAGGTCTTGGCCGAACCGGTAGATGGTTTTCAGCGCCGCGCCGGGGTTGGACAGTGTAGTGACAGCTTGTGCGGTTACGTCAGCCAGTGGCACCAAGGGGCCCGAGAACACCGGGCAGTTGATGGCAGTCTGAGCCTGAGTATCTTGCAAATAGCGTGGCGGAGTTTTGGGTGATACGCCCCCAAACGACTTAATTGTGAATGCAGCCATGGCGATCCTTTATTTACCAGCACCCCATGTGATGCCGGTTTTCATCATGAGGCCGGAACCCATTAGCCCGAGAGCGATAATAATCGCCCAGATTAAGCCCTTCTTCATTAACTCATTGCGAAGATCCTGCCAAAACCGGGTCTGGGCTTTGGCCGCAGCGATCATTTCTTCGTGATACCGGCGGTGTCCTAGCGTATCGACATTACCAAATTCGTCTTCTGGAAACGCGCTTTTGATTACTCGGAGGTCGGCAATAACCTGTTCGAGTTGTGTTTCTATATGGTTTAGCGTACGCTCGCTATTATCAACCCGAGGTTCCGACATAATCAGACTCCGCTTTCATCATTTTAAGATTAGCGGTGATTCTAGTATCCGCAGGAGCCATTTTAGCGGCAGTTTCGCAATAAGCAATAGCCTCGGCTTTTTTACCAAGATGCCAACTAGCGATAGCCGCCAGATCATATAGCGGCTCTTCCCAGACGCGCGGGTCACAGGTATAAACTAACTGCTTGTCCTTTACCTGCAAACCTTTTTCGGCCGCTGTTAAACAACCCGTCCAATCCTGTCGGCGGTACAGGGCTTGGGCCAGATCGTGCCACGGCTCCCGAGTATTCGGCGCTTCGGAGCAAGCTTGGTAATACCAGTGCAGGGCTTGTTCTGGCGACTGTAGCGCGTCATACGCCTGACCCAAGAGGCGCATCGCATAGCACCGCTCGTTAGCCCAGTTTGCCTGCGGGTTATCCAGATACTTGTGCAGGGCAACCACGGCTTCGCCCCACTTGCGGTAGAACGTCAACTCCCGCGCATAATAGAAGGCATTGCGGGGGCAATGCGGGTCTTCAGTAACCGCCAGCTTCAGCAGATCCAGATACTGGCCGCGCGATTTGGTCGGATCCGGGTGGTGGGATACCAGCAGCATATCGGTGTGCGCCCAGACCTCAGTGATGCGGCTGTCAGCACGCGGGTATTCATGGCACGGGTGGTGCCAGTGGTAGCCGTGGCGGGCATGGATCTTCTCGTAGTAGAAGCGAATGCCGCAGCCCCAGTCAAACTTGTAGCGCAGGCGGGTGGTCTTCTCTGTCCAAACCCGTTCAATTTCTTCGCGCCAGCCGGGCTCCAGCACCTCGTCCAGATCCAGCGAGATACACACATCGTAATCGCGCGGGATAAGCGCCAGCGCCGCGTCACGGGCTTTGTCAAAGCGCCACGGGGTAATGCAGATATTGTAGGTTTCGACGTTGGGATACTTGCGTGCGCGTTCGACGGTATCGTCGGTAGAGCCGGTATCGGCGATTACGATCAGGTCAGCTTGGGCGGCGGATTCACAAAAGCGGTCAACAAACTGGGCTTCGTTCTTGCTGATGGCGTACACGCAAATCTTCATCTATCTTCCTATTGTTATTGTCGCAGCGCATTGTACGCCGCTTCACACTTGGTCAATTCTGCGTCGAGTCGGGCGGCATCGGCAGCGTACCCTGCAAGAAATTCTGCATCTCCTTTTGCCAGTTCCGCGCCGGTCGTTCCAACACAAGCGGGGGTGGGCTCGGGCACTTCAGTACCGGGGCAGAAGACGGCGGCAACGCGTTCGGGGCGCTTGCGCAGGCTGTGAACAAGGGCAGCATGGCGCTGGTTAATAGTAGCGACTTCCTCATTGCGTTGCTCCTGCGCGTTGGTCAGCGAGATAATGTACGAGCGTTCCTTCTCGCGATAATCCTTCTCGGCGTTTAGTGCAAGCTCCTGCAGTTTTTGCATTTGCTGGGAATGCTGCTGCACGATTTCGCCGATCTTATTATTCAGCCGCCACCCTTGGGTTTTCCAGCCGCCAGTAAAACCGATTAATCCGGCAGCAATAGCTATTGCGATATACCGATACATTGGTTGTACTCCGCATTTCGTCGTTTAGTTAACCCAGCCAGCGGCTTACCCCCGAATTTATCCCATTTCAAAATTTCTCGGCAGGCCCCTTCATAATCAAGGGAGTTTAGCTTTTTTGCTAACGTCGAACGACAAAACGCGCCTTCGCCAATATTATAGGTAAGGGAAACATATGCATCGAACTCATACGAATGCATGGGCACAGGCGCGCAGCGTTTAACTGCCCGCTCAAACTTCGACGCGTCATCCAGTAGCCGCACCAGCGCGCGCTCAACCGTGATCGTGTCACCGGGTTTAACGTTCTTGGTGGTGCCAAACCCGATTGTGTGAACGTCGCCTTTGACTGGTACATACGCTTTGGGCTGGAAGCCTTCGTGGATCGCAATGCCAATCAGGGTGGTCGCCGTTAGTGACAACGCGGCCGACGCTACACGCACTCGGTTCATCAGATGTCCTTTTGCGCGACAATGCGCGCGATGAACGCGGCACCCACAGTCACTCCTGAAAGAGCAGCGAAGGTGCCGCGCGGGATCACATCAGCAAACAACGGGAGTACCACCTCGGCCGCAGACAGCGCCCCGGCCAGCAGCATGAATCGCACTGACCACGCCTTGCGAACGATCTCCCGCCAGTTGTCGTACAACTTCACAGTCGCCCATCCTTCAGTAGCTGGTTTTTCATGCGCTGGTTTTCTTCATGCAGGTCGCGCACCATCAGCGTGCAGTTATCGACCGCCGACTTCAGGCTGTAGAACTGCAAGCGGATAGCGTCGATCTCTTCGCGCTCAAACGTCACGCTGCCGTCCTCATGTGGCGTAACCGCCCATGAAACAGTTGCGAGGCCAAGGGACAAACCAAGGATGAACTGCTTCATAAGGCACCTCCTAGTGTGGCGGTTAAGGATTACAGGTCTTGGAACGGCGCTGCCGGCGACGGTTACGGCACTCCAACTAAAATCATGAAGCCGCCGCCGCCTCGCCCGTCATAGGCGGAAGTGACGCCGACAACATATGATCGGTTGCCACCACCGCCACCACCGTGGAAGTTGGCTGCAGCCACGCCATTAACTGTAGGGCGAATGCCGCGACCCGCGCCGCCGCCCGCACCCGTGTTGGAGTCTTGCGCCGTGCCATAGCCCCCGCGAGCAAGTTCAATATTTTCCGGTGCAGCATTGCCTGACGCTTGCGCAGTACCTGCGGCACCCCCGGTGCCGCCAGTAAACGATATGGTGAGCCCGCCAGA